ACAGGCTGTGACTGATCGACTGCTGCAGGCCAAGGTCAGTGCAAGACATCAACAAGAATTTGCAAATATCTTAGATTTTATGAATCGTGGCACACAGGACCTGGGCACACAGATGCTGGAGGAAATACGCCGGGTAGATGCAAGACGCAATGAAAATCTTGTTGCTGTGGCTCCTGAGTTTGCAAAGTTAATTGCATATGAATAAACCCGATACCTTGTGCATGGCCGCCTGGACTCATACCTATTTGAGCCCACAAACCGAACGACGCATGTGCTGTGCATCAAGAGAACCTGCACAGAGCTTTGAACAGTACATAGATACCGATTCTGGAACAGGACGATATCATCCCTTGACTCTGGATGAGCACTGGAACAGCGAGCACATGCGATCAGTGCGGCGCCGCATGATGGCCGGAGAAACCCTGCCTGAATGTGCAGTCTGCAACGACAAACTGCTGAACACCGATGTTTATCGCAGTTATTTTAATCAACTGTTTGGCCACAAGTACGAAACAGTGATGGCCGCAACCGATGCAACTGGTTACACCACAGTCAAGCCGGTCAGTTGGGATTATCGTTTCAGTAATCTATGCAATTTCAAATGCCGTACCTGCGGAGACATGTTGAGCAGTGCATGGGAGTCAGAACAACGGCAACACCACATGATAGACTGGACAAATCCCAAAAACAACTGGATGCGACCCGAAGTAAGGGCCGAAATAAGTCGGTTTCAAGACACGCAGATTGAAGCAGAATTTGCTCAGGCTGTGGCTGAACATCGTGTAGAAGAAGTCTACTGGGTCGGCGGCGAACCCTTGATGTACGAACAGCATTGGCGTTATATGAAACAAATTGTAGATCAAGGAGACGGAAATGGCGTATACGCTAGATACAATACCAATCTTAGTAGGGTTGATTACAAGTCTATTAATCTTTATAGTGATATCCTGGTTCATCTTAGGGACTGGCAAATCTGTGCAAGTCTGGACGGTACTGGAGCCACAGGTGAGTACATCAGAACTGGACTTGACTATGACACCTGGTGTAGAAACTTTGAGATGGGATGCAACATATCTACCCACCGGCGACAGATGCGAATCGACTTTACCCTCACCCTTCCGGGTCTTTTTGAGGTTGCCAACATCCAACAGTTGGCCGACAAATTTGGAGTAGATGTCCTGGCCAAGGTCATATTCAGCTTTACACCTGATATTGTCTTGAGCCCGCTGGCACTGCCCCGAGCAGTCTTGGACAAAAAAGTTGACAGTCTAGTGGCCAACTTAAATAACAGCGCACTAAGAGATGTGCTGTTACAGTTGAAAAACCGCCCGGTGTTTGCAGAACAGTGGCCAGATCAGTATCAAGCCGGGCTGATTCGAGGCAAACAGCGTGTGCTACGATTGGAACAGATCCGCGGGGATACTCTTACACTGGCCGACATATTGAGCAGTGACAACGAAATATTGGAATGGTATGACGCAATTGCTGCTTGATGTTATTGAAATGGATCTGGGCCGCCCAGACCGGGTACAGACTGTGTACATTGATGTGCAGGATTCTAGCCTGAGTCGCCGGTGGTTGGCCGCCCTGAATCACCTGATTGATCAACAGTATCACCTGGAAAAGAACTACTGCTTCTTTGGATTTGCCGACGGTGATCGCTCGGGTGCTTACCTGATGGATCAAATCAATGCCAGCATAGCAGAAATCAATGCCGCTGTACCGGGCTACACCATCACAGATCACTTTGCCCTGGACACAGTACTAGACAGTAATCTTGAAATTGTTCAGCCTAGATTAAATCAACTGCATCGCTACTTTGAAGATCTACAGGGTGTAAGCGGTGCCATGAGTGCGTTCTACACCGCAGCTGATGCCAGCACAAGATGGCACATACGCCAGTTAAACGGTCTGTGTCACGAATTTGAATCCTGGGCCTTGAGCTGGCGTAAAAAACACACACAACCTGAATGGATGCGTCCCAGTCAGCTCATGTGCTGGTTAAACAGCCCGCGCTTTGTGCTGGAAGAAGCAGACTACGAGCTGTTTGGTATCGAAAGTATCAATAGACCCACGGGCGGAGTATTTGTGGGTGTAAACAAGGCCGTGGGCAAGCATCACTGGGAAGTGTTTGTAGACGAAGCCCAGTATGATCCAGATCATCGTACTGACTTGTTAACAACCACAACACTAAAACCACAAACAGAAGCTGCCGGCGATTTTGACATAGAGTGGGCACAGAATCCTGCAGGTGCACCCTGGCAAACTCGCAACTTGAACAACTTTAGAACCTGGCTGATCGGCAACGGATTTGACCCCGATGACCGGAGTCTGACCATAGGACATCCCCAGGTGGGCCAGGTGGATTTGATCAGAAGCTTTGGCACAGAAGATTACCGAGAGATCTGGCGACAGTTAAATACACGCCTAAATGTGGTGGCCATTAGAACCAGCACAGCCAGTGTTGTGTATGATTATCATTGGTCGGATCCCAACTACAAGGAACAACAAATACAATGTCTTGGATTAAAAACCTAATCAACCGTATTCAATTGGAAATACGCTACCGTAAAAAGCTGCGAGAACTGCGCAAGCGAGACCCGTTTATCTATAAATGAAACTGGCAACAGATCAGTATATCTTAGGCATCAGTGCTGGATTTCACGATGCTGCTGCCACTGTGTTAGACAGCGCCGGTAACATAGTGTTTGCCGGGCATGCAGAACGTTACAGCAAGCGGAAGAATGATGCCAACCTGAGTGAAGGACTACTGGCAGAACTGTGTGACTATGAGTTTGCGACTATAGCATACTACGAGCGGCCCTGGATGCATAATCTACAGCAAATATATTCTGGGCAACGGCCCACTGGGCCCTGGACCACCGGCGGTGCAATACGGCGTCAATTGGGTGCCTGGTATCAGCACAAAGCCGTAAATGAACGCAGTTACAGTCATCATTTGAGCCATGCAGCTGCAGGCTTTCAAACCAGCCCATTTGAACGTGCCACTGTGGTGGTCATTGACGCCATAGGCGAGTTTGATACAGTGAGCATATATGGAGCTGAGTATGATGGACAGGGTCGTGCTGTGTACCAGCGGTTATGGGTACAACGCTACCCGCACTCGATAGGCCTGTTTTACAGTGCCATCACTGAACGTGTGGGTCTACATCCCCTGGACGAAGAGTACATAACCATGGGCATGGCCGCTTATGGACGCAACACTGAAGATCTAGCCCAGGGCATGGCCGCTGAGCTGGTAGACAGTGTGGAACAGGTGCGTTTTAGACAGAATCTACATGCTGGAGTATCTGCCGGCTTTATGTGTGGACACGAGCCCGAGGACATTGCGGGAGCTGCACAGCGACTAGCAGAAGAACTGATTGGCAGTGTAATGGCACGTGCTCGTGCTTTCAACTGGAGCACAAACCTGGTATATCAGGGTGGTGTAGCACTCAATTGCCTGGCCAACAGAAACTTGGGCAGGTATTTTGAAAACATCTGGATCATGCCCTGCCCAGGCGATGCCGGCAGTAGCCTAGGCGCTGCTGCCCTGGCCCTTGGTGGCCCTGTCAATTGGCGCAACGCCTATCTAGGACGAACAATTCCAGGACCTTATCCGGTTGATGCCTGTGTACACAGTCTACTACAGGATCGGATCTGTGGAGTTGCGTCAGGACGGGCAGAATTTGGACCCCGAGCGCTGGGCAATAGAAGTCTACTGGCCGACCCGCGGGGATCAGATATAAAGGAGCAGGTAAATCGAATCAAACGTAGACAGCAGTTTAGACCCTTTGCACCGGTCATTTTGGAGGAGCATGTTGCGGACTATTTTGACATGCCTGGCGGTTTTGTTGACAGTAGGTATATGCAGATCGTTGGCCGTTGCCGGCGTCCTGACCTGTTTCCTGCTGTTACCCACGTGGATGGTACCAGTAGGATACAGACTGTACCTGAAGATGGATCAGGAATAAGAGCACTGTTGGAAGCCTGGTACGCTGCTACCGGCTGCCCCATGCTCCTAAACACCAGCCTTAACATCAGGGGAGAACCCATGGTCAACGACCGATCTGATGCAGATCGTTTTGAAGCACAGTATGGTGTGCGAGTACACTCATGAAAACATTTCCAATCAAAAGCGATACAGCCTGTGTGCTCAAATGGGCCTGGAGCACCATATATCTAGGACAGGGCACCACCAGCAGCTGTCATCGAGTGGATCAGCATGCCATAGATCCTGAGAACTTTGGCAACTTCCACAATCAACCCGAAAAGATAGCTGCACGTGAGCTGATGAAGCAGGGCGGCTGGCCACAGGCTGGATGTCAGTACTGTGAACGCATCGAAGCCGCAGGTGGCATGAGCGATCGACAGTATCAGCTGACCGACTCGGGCAATGCAGATCGTATACCCACAGAACTGTGGACTGATCCGGGTGCGGTAGCAGTGGTACCTACCATACTGGAAATCTACTTCAACAATACCTGCAACATGGCCTGTGTGTACTGTGGTGAACACTTCAGTAGCAAGTGGGCCGATGAAAACCGTCGCTATGGTGTGTTCAAATCGGGCCGTGTTGAGTTTGGATACCCAGGCCGTACCAATCCGCACTATGAACGCATGCTGGCGGACTTTTGGCAGTGGTTAGAAACCAACGACAACTACCGTCGAATACGCTACTATCAGATCCTGGGCGGAGAACCGTTTTATCAGACCGAATTTGATACCAGCTTGGAATTCTGGGAAACACATGCCAATCCGGACTTGACCTTCAACATGATTACCAATCTAAAGGTAGCACCTGCACGTTTTCGTGCCTACATAGATCGATTTGAGCGCATGGTGGCCGACGGCAAACTGTCAAGACTGCAGATAACCGGCAGTCTAGATGCCTGGGGCCCGCAGGAAGAATATGTGCGCTGGGGTCTGGACCTGGCAGAATGGGAAGAAAACTTCACTTACTGTCTAGATCGACCCTGGATCACACTCAGTGTAAACGCGGCCATAACCAGCTTGACCATAGACACCCTGCCCGAGCTGATTGAACGCATCAACGCCTGGGAAGCGGTTCGTCCGGAACAGGGCATACACTTCAGCTTTATGTCGGCCACAAACCCCCTGGAACTGGTACCTGACATATTTGGCGCTGGTGTGTTTGATCAGGCCTTTGAACGTATCCTAGCGGCCATGCCCACACACACAGATCGTCACTGTCATGCACGTGAACACATGGCCGGCATACAGCAACAGATCAGCCAGGCCCCTAGAGATCCCGAACGCATACAGGATCTAAAGATCTATCTGACTGAACTGGATCGCCGTCGCGGCACTGACTGGACTAGCCTGTGGCCCTGGCTAGCTCGAGAGTGGAGCTAGCATGTACTTTCATCACAACAACCGTCTAGCCTGGATAAGCCTAGCCAAGAACGCATGTCGTAGTTGGTCTCAGGTATTTGACAACTTGGGGTGGCAAATGACAGATCTGTTACGACCCAACGTAGACCTGGAACAATTTAGGTTTTTTGCGTTTCTACGCTGGCCGGCGGTCAGACACACCATGGGTGTGATTGAATACTTGGAACAGACCGATCAATGTGATCTGCTGTACAATACACAGGTCAATCGCCTACTGGTTTCGGCTGTGTTTGATCAACACAGCTATCCGGTAAGTCAAATGATACCAGCTGACATTCTCAAACGCACTGAATTTTTCATAATTGATCAGACCTACTACAACTACGAAATCCTGGTCAAGAACTATCTACGGCACCATGGAGTAGAAATTGCTGTTCCGGTGCCCAGAATAAACCTCAGTCAGGATCCGGCACGCAAAAACACACAACAGGCCAGACTCGATCTAGACCGTTTGAAACAGCAGTATGTAGACGATCATCACCGCCTGGAAAAGAACTTTTTAGATGCAGATATTCAACTGTATCAACAGGCCTTGCCTCTACAGGGCCAGTGGCATGCAACAGGTGATCCATTATTGACCAACATCACACGATCGGACTTTTATCCTTGGCTAGCCGCTCTAGACTTGACTCAAACCTGATCTGATCACTGGCATAGCGTTGATACACCGAGCGCAGATTTTGCACAGTGGGCACATGCAGTTCATGTGCGGTATTGCCAATCACATCATGCGCAGCAAAATCCTGCCAGGTTCCCCAGTTTTCCACACGATTGATCCAGCCACGGAATCCGTAGCGTTGACACAGTAGAATGAAGTTTTCCATGTCTTGATAGTTGGCCTGTTGTAGCACAAACAACAGCAGGACCTGAGCATGATTCTGATCGGTAATGGATTTTAAAAAATCAAAATTCTTCAGCAACTGTGCCCAGCTGCCGCCCAGTCTGACCTGTTCATAAACCTCTGCTGTACCGGCATCTACACTGATAAAGTATTCAAAAATATGATCAGCAATGGTATTCTTGGACAGTTGTTTTTGCAACAGTAGTCCATTGGTATACAAGCGAATACGTTGTGCGGCTCGGGGCCGATACTGATGCAACAAGGGCCGCATGATGGCACTGGCCAAAGGGTCTCCGTTGCCACTCATAATGATCCAAACTGGCAAATCGGTCTTTTCCAACAGACCCACTATGTGACGACTCCAGTCCAGCTTGTTTTGGTAGTCAGCACCCGAAGACAGCATGATGGACTCAGATCTACAGCTGGGACAGGCCAAATTGCAACTTTCGTCTATGTTGATGCTGACAGTGTAGTGATCCTGCAGTATGTCACCGTCCAGAATACCACAGCGATCCACAGCACATTCGGCATAGCTACGATCTGTGATGGTGGCCTGTAACTGCCGAGCCACCGGACTGAGCCATATGTCTTCAAGACGTTCAAACTGCCGGATGTGCCCGACCGGTATGGGCAACCAGGCTTCACAACTGCAGATAAAACAGTCACCTTTCCAGTCTATGACCAGGCTGCGTGCGGGCTTGTCACAGTGATGATCAATCACATGACCCAGCTCACGATTTCTGGGTATCGTGCGGTAAGCGGTCTGATTGGCAATGGGTATAATTAACTGGGTCATGGGTTTTGTAACTGTTGTTCCAGGGTTTCAAGTCTTGAGTATTTACTGGCAGCAAACAGCCGTTGATTATATTGTATCACAGGCCCCAAACGCTGATACCACTGGTGCAAATTGCCCTGTGCCAACACCTGCAGCAGGGCCCGGACAGTGGTTGCAAAACGCTGGCTATTGTGCTGTACTGTGTCGTAGGTTTCGTCGATTTCGCTGGAAAAAGTCCTATAGCCCAGACTCTGTACAGCGGCCAAACTGCTGACACAACCAAACAGCACAAACGGGTGCCCGTTGCGCACAGCTTTAAAGGTCTTTTCAGTGATGAAAGCACCACCCGACTGTTCGGCATCATATAGAGTTTCCAGGACCACACTCAAGTAAGAGTCAGTATACAAGGAGTCAACCTGATGCCGATGATCATTGTGTTGCTCGGCTGTGAGTGTGTCGCAACGATAGGGCGCACCAGCCACAAATTGTGACAGATCCAGACCTGGCAGTTGAACCGTTTCAATGGGGTTGTTTTCGGCCAGATCACCACAGGATTCCACACCATAACTCCACTGTGCGCGGTCCAACAGACCCAGGTCGCGCAGATGTGCAACCACAGTGGCACGCCACCATTTGTGTACGCGACTCAGCAGGGTAAAGGTATAGGGTCTGACCCGATCATGTGCCAATGGCCCCAGGTCCTGTAGTGCAGACTGGTCTGCATGCCAGTAAAACAGCTCGTGATCGCAGAACCAGACAAAACCTTCCAGTGCGGCGGCTGCTGTGTTGCCCGACACAAATCTATAGCACTGGCTGTCAAGACCATGCGCCCGACACAAGGCATCAAGCCGCTGTTTTTCCCGAACCGGATTGTCACCTTCGTGATAGTAAAACAGCACAGTCAACTGCCTGTTTCGGACTAGATCTAGTGTGTTTTCGGGAATCAGTGCAAAATAGTCCAGATCATGGTCAAACCAGGCCAGGCCAATGGGATACCAGGCACCGGCGGGTATGGTGTCGGTGACATATGACACTGTGTAGGGATAAGCATGATCCTCACAGTACATGAGCAGTCTGCAGGGTGCTATACGCGGCCAACTATCGCCCAGGCGCCGGAAGCTGCCGTCTTTTACAGGTTCTACAGGTGTCAGGTTGGGCCAGGGACGGTGATCATAGGCTCTATCGTATACAAAGTGAAAGGCCATGCTATACGGCCCCGCTAGACAGTGATTTTACAGTGTCTGACGCCAAAATTTTTGACAGTCGCCTGGGAACCCCTATAAAAAGTAATTTTCTATCATTTCTTTTCATGTGAAATCTTTTCAATCATTTCGCCATTTCTTTTCATTCTTTTCTTTAAAATTCCGCCAGCATGGCATCCAATTCTGCACTCAATATGTGTTCAAATGCGCCTGAATAAAAATGCTCATAATTATGGCGTACAACAGGTATAGCCTGCTCATAAAGATCCTGTCGTTCTGAGCAGCTCAGGCCATTTAAATCAGTCAATAGCGCACCTATTCGTGCTATTCTTTTGACCATGTCCGGTTCGTTATCATATGATTCGTCCCATAGATCACCAAATGTTCGAAATCCGTAGCCGCGCAGGTAAGCCAGTGCTCCTGCGGTGCCCACCACAACAAACGGAATCTGCTGGCATATGGGTTTAAATATCTTTTCGGTCAGGTGCTGTCGATCACCGTCGGCCACGGTTTCAGTTACCACATACACTAGACTGGTTTCAATCTGACTCCATAGATCCAACCAACACGACGTCATAGGGTGTCCTGACTCTCCCGGCATGTCGAGCGGCAAGGCCACACGGTCAAACACAGTCACAATATCTGGGTACGTGCCGCTCAAGGGCTCAATCAAGTCAGCCATGGTGGTCATCTCAGCAGGACACACAGCCGGACAGCTGACCCAGTTGTTCTGTTCAAGACCTGCTCGAAATATCCAGTACAACACATGCAGTCTATGCTGTCTAGCACCACCTATGATCCTGTTGGGTGCCACAAAAGTCTGCTCAATTCTACGTTGATCTGCGGGTCTAATCAGTCGAGCACGATCATATCCCCTGTACCAGTCCAGGGCAGCCCAACCGTGAAACCAGTAGTAGTGACTCTGCAGGCCCCATTGAGCCGACACAGTTTCCACAGGCTTGCTACGGTATTCGCTGGTGATCACATGATGGTGACCTGTGTATGCAGCCTGAAATTGAGACATAAATCTGTTGAATCTGTCAGGATCCACCGGTTCTTGATCCCAAAACAGGTATCTTTGTGCCGTTGGAATAGAGACCCTGGGCCGATTACATAGATCTGCAAACGCAGTACTGCCCGGCGGGTCAAACCAGTGTGCTCCGTGTTCAGCACCCAGGCCCTTGACAGCCGGCACAAAAATCTGATTGTATATCTCGTCTATTCTGATCATAGATCCAGTTCTGCGGGTCTGTCCTGGCCAATTTGACCCAACATGCCAGTCATTTCTTGCCATAACAACCGTTCAAATGCCCCACCGTAAAAGTGCTGGCGATTGTGCTCGATCGCAGGCAAGCAGGCCTGCCATAACTCCTGTTTTTGTTCAGGTGTTGCCTGATCCAGATCTGTGACCAGATCTGCTATTGCCCGCACCCGCTCGCGATCATCCTGGATGCTGTCGTAGCTTTCGTCCCAAACATCACCAAATGTCTGGAATCCATACCCGCGCAGGTATGACAAGGTGCCGGCGCAGGCATGTATCACAAACGGCATACCCAGGGCAATGGGTTTAAAGGTCTTTTCTGTGACCTGTTGACGCCGCCCGGTAGCCACTGTTTCTGACACCAGATAAAGCAGGCTCTGTTCAGCCTGTTCAAACAGGCTCAGCCAGCATGAATGCATGGGATGACCTGACTCGCCCGGCATATTCAGCGGGGCTTGCGCAGCAAGGATCCGCGAGATGCCCGGGTATTCTGTTTCTAGCGGTGCCGATAATTCTGCTATGCCAACACCTTCTACCGGGCAAACAGCCGGGCAACTGATATAATTGTTGGTCAGTCCTCGTCCCAACACATAGTACAGCAATTCTAACCTGTGTCGGCGGGCTCCGCCTATGATTCTATTGGGGTAAAGAAAGGTCTTGGAAATTTTGCGCTGTGCCGCAGGCTGTATCAAAAAAGATCTATCATATCCCCTGTACCAGTCCAGAGCAGCCCAGCCCCAAAAGAAATAATATAGTGGTTGCCAGCCATATATACTGCACAGTTCTTCAACATTTTCGCTGGCATATTCACTGGTTACAAAATACCCTAAATTTTTTGCGTTGCGCCGTTCGTGAATATCGGCCGCCAGTTCCCAGCGTACAGTGTCAAAGGTCTGACGGAATCGCTCCAAATTGATAGGCTCTGCATCGAAAAATGTTATATAATTGTGTTCCCATGCCAACTGTGTGCCTTGACAAACTATTGATTCGGGCGTACTGGCTCCAATAGGATGCATATGAAAACTTCTCATACCAAATCTATTTTTTCGCAACCAAGCAAAAAAGGTATTTTCGTGAATTTCGTCTATACGGATCATTATGTTTGATGTATTTTATTCTGGTGTCAAACCCAATCTTTTCCCACATGAGCGACCAGCACAGGATATCGAACATGCAAAAAAATCTTGCGCTACCAGGTATTTTTGGTGGATAACATACTTATCGGACTATACCGGGTTTGATTTTTTATTTGAACCTGTGCCATGGGAAAGTGAATATACTCACACTTGGCCCAGTCAGCATCACGAATATTCGGGTACTTTTTTAGTTCCTAAAAATAATCCTGAAATACAATATCGGTTTCACAAAAATATAATCCCAAATCGAGATAATCGTAATAATTATATTCAATTAAAAGACGATATTATCTTTGATTATACTTGGGCACCCAATCCATTTGATCCGCCCTATCGTTATGTGTTTGGAAATCAATGGTATCCAGCAAATCGTATGCCCACAGTAGAATATAATATTCCTGGTGCAACCGAAATAAAGTATATTTTTACTCCTAGAGCTGAATTAAAAGAAAATAAAGACAGCAATTGGGATATATTAGTTGACTGCAACTTTGATTATTCTTGGGTTCCGGATCCCGGAGATCCACCTTATATTTACATATTTGGTAATCAATGGCATCGAGCAGAAATAATGCCCACAGTTAAATATACGGTATTGGGTGCCACTGAAATAAAATATATGTCTTATCCTAGAGCTGAATTAAAAGAAAATAAGACAAATTGGGTTGTACCAGATAATATTGATAATATAGATTATACTTGGCGTCCGGACCCAGGAGATCCTCCATACATATATCAGTTTGGCACACAACATCAAGCTACGGGTGGGCCACAATATATAATACCCGGAGCAACGGAAGTAAAATATGTTAGTGCGCCTAGAGCACAGCGTATTAAAATAGACGATTTATGGACTATTCCAGAAAATACTAATCTAGAGGCATTTGACTTTACTTGGCATCCAGATAGTAGAGATACTCCTTATATCTACCAATTTGCTACACAATGGAATCGTGCTGGTGGCCCTACATACACCGTACCGGGTGCCACCGAGATAAAGTATGTTACTGCACAAATAGCTCGCATGTTGCCCACAGATCGCAATTGGACCGTACCTACTGGCATTGATGTCAACAGTTTTGATTTTAGCTGGACTCCGGATGCCACGGAACAAGCATTCATTTACGAATTTGGCACACAATGGCAAAAAACTGGTGGTCCCATTTATACTGTGCCCGGTGCTACCGAACGCAAATACATTACTGAACCACGGGCGCAAAAGATTGCCAAAGATTCCTGTTGGGTTATTCCAGAACATGCAGATGTGGAATCATTTGATTGGACCTGGCATCCTGACGCCACGGAACAACCTTACATTTATCAATTTGGTACCCAACATCAACGCACCGGTGGACCACAGTATCATGTGCCCGGTGCCACCGAAATCAAATACATTGATCAAATACGAATACGCACAGAACGAGTAGCCACGGCCATTTACGAAATAGATCATTTGGATGGATACGCTGGGCAAATAGAAAATACCACTAAAACTGTGCGCTATTTTGACAATTATTTGGATACCCTACGCAGATTGGTTAAAAATATACCCAGCGAATATGAATTTGTTTGGATCTGCTCCAGCATTTGTGACTATACCAATTTTGATTTTAGCTGGCATCCTGAAATATGGCAGGCCGGAATGTTGCATGTATTTCCCAGCGACGGGCAGAAATTCGGTGATACTTTCTTTATGCATGTGCCCACATTCCGTTATCGTGCAGAAAAGATTCAATTATTGGATTGGTATGATATCAATTACATGGATCGGTCAGTGCCACGACGTCCTTTACCGGTTGTTCAACACACAAATGATACACAGGTTGCGGCTGTAAAAGAAATGGATTTTGCAGGACCATTGGCCATTTTCACCACAAAAGAATTAAAGGAATTAAATGAAATTCCTGCGGTACCATTATGGCGAGAAAAGACCAAAACCATCGTGCCTTTATCAAAAGGTGCTACAAGTGTTATTGTTCCCAAGGTGGCTGTACCATATATTCGAACTCAATTATATGATTATGCCAATATTGATCGTCGTCAACGTCATTTAATTACGGACGAATTACTGGATATTGTTTTTATTGATAATGGCGAGCCCATTGCTGAAATAAATTGGTTACAGTTACCACATACATCTGATCAAAATAAAATACATCGCAGTTCGGGTGTAAATGGACGTGTAGCCGCATACCGAGCCGCAGCTGAATTAAGCACCACACCTTGGTTTTTTGCTGTGTTTGCCAAGCTAGAAACCAATTCCGATTTTGATTGGTCTTGGCAACCTGATAGATTGCAGGAACCTAAACATTATATTTTTCATGCTCGTAATCCAGTAAATGAATTGACCTATGGACATCAGGCCATTATTGCCTACAACAAAAAATTGGTATTGGAAAATACCGCTCCGGGCTTGGACTTTACGCTTGATCAGGCGCACGAAGTTGTTCCTATATTGAGTGGAACTGCCAATTATCATTATGATGCTTGGACCTGTTGGCGTACAGCATTTAGAGAATGTATTAAATTAAGACATTCATTGCCCGATGTCGAAAATGAATATAGATTACGTCAATGGCTAGAACAAGATAATACCCAAGAAAAATGGAGCCAACGCGGCGCCCAGGACGCTGTGGAATATTATGACACAGTGGGCGGTGATTTTACTGAATTACGGAAAAGTTACGACTGGGCCTGGTTGGCCACTTATGCTATGATAAAGCAGAATCTAGTACCGAATCAATAATATATTCTACTTCCAGGTCAGTTAATTCTGGATAAATGGGCAGACTCAACACACGCCGACTCAATGCACTGGCCACACTGAGTATATCAGGTCCGGCAAAATCTGCATAAGCTGTTAATTCGTGAAGTGGTTGTTTGTAATGAATCCTGGTTTCAATTCCTTTTATTTCTAAATTCCTCTGTAGGATGTCTCGCTGATTCACATCAATAACAAATTTATGGTAAGCATGTGTTTCAAAATTCTGTGGACTAATCAAACTTCTGATTCCGGTATTTTTTAATCGTCCCAACCAGTATAAACTGATATTTCTCCGACGTTCCTGCCAGGCATCGATGTGGCCAGTTTTGACCAACATTTGTGCGCAATCTACTTCGCTCATTCTGCTGTTGGTTCCTATATTGGCATGCGTGGGTTTTCCGTTATTGCTCCATTCTCTAGCATATTCTAACAGGTCCAGATCATCAGTGACCACAGCACCACCATTGCCGTAGGCATTGAGATTTTTCATGGGATCGAACGAAATAGCGGTAGCATTGCCCACTCTGTTACATTTGTTGCTGAGCCAGTGCTGTGCCCCATCTTCGATCACAAGATCGGTACCCCAGAATCGATCAGCATTGACAGCAGCTCCGTAGAGTCCAACCAGTACTGTGGCCTGCACGCTGAGATCATGAGGTACTTTGTTTTTATCTAATAGACCGTTGGCATCAGTGTCGGCAATATAAATTTCCCATCCAGCACGTATGAAAGCATTGGCTGTGGCCACATAGGTCATGGCTGGCACCACTACTCTGGGCGGTGTGGCTGTGGCCTGCATACGATAGTACTCGGCTATGATTTCCAAGGCCTGTGTGCCCGAGTGACAAGTAACGGCATATTTGCTATGATTGCGTCGGGACAGCCAGTTCTCAAATTCGGCTGTATAGTTTCCAGACATGAGCTCACCGGAACGCAACACTTCATCGGTGACATCTAGTATTTCGGTGCGCAGATTGTTATACTGTTTTTTTAGTCCAGTAAATGCTATTTTTAAGCCATTCATAGTATTTTTCAAAGCCTTGTTCTATATCAATTTTGGGATTGAATCCAAACGCTGTCCGGGCCTGTTGTATATTTAATTGACCTCGACTGGGAAAATTTCCGTCAGGTTCGTTGATCTGTATACTACCCGAACCGGCAATGCTGACTGCCAATTTTGCTGCTTCCAACAAGGTTCTTGCAGATCCGCGAGTGATGTTGAAGATCTGATGGTTGGTGCAATCGCTTACAGTTGCTTGCACTATGCCGTCCACTACATCGGACACGTAAGTAAAATCTAGACTTTCATGCTCACCGTTGACCTGTATGATGCCACCACGCATTGCGGCCAAGAAAAATTTAGATACTACACGATCTTCAACATCTCTGGGTCCGTATACAGCACTGGGTCTTAGAACGGTATATTCCATGCCAGTCCTGCGGGCATAATCTTCAACTAACCATTCGCCGGCCAGCTTCATGATACCATACTGTCCCAAAGGTCTACAGTCATGTGATTCGTCTACACCATCAAAGTAGGTGTCTTTGAAGTTGCCGTAGACCATGCTGGAACTCACATATACAAATTTACGCACATCATATCGAGCATTTAGTTCCAGCAAATTCAGTAGTCCTTCGCTCATGGTCTGACTACCCAGTTGTGGGCGAGCGTTCACTACTTTTTGACGTGGAAAGCTGGCTAGGTGTATGACTATTTCGGGTAGATAGTGTCTATATACCCAGGCCATGCCTTCTTGATCTTGTATATCGTAGTCAAATACTCTATGTGTGCTGAATTGTTGTTGCCGCTCGGCCATGAGTGGATCCAATTCGTCGGCACTGAGTATACCATAGTCATTGCGATTGTCCACCACAACCACTTCGTGACCTTGAGACTCTAACTGTGCGACTACGCCATGTCCTATGAAACCCAAGCCACCGGTTACGAGTATTTTCATTGGCCCCACCGTAATTTAAAATAAGTTAAATCTTGATCCGATAACTCGCCTACAATATCAACTCTTACGCCATAGGTATTAGCATCTGCATTACAATAAAAAGTACTTTCGCCTATAGCATGTTCCATGACCCACTTGCCTTGTTCAGTCTTTTGCCACTCAGATATAGGAAAGGCCGCATACAAGTACGGGTCTTCAACATCACCCATGGTAAAGGTATGTAGTGTGATCTTGGGCATACTGCTATTATAGACAAAAACTCCGGATCTTGCGATCTAGAGTTTGCCTAATAGTTTATCAGTTTCGGGTTGTACTAAGTTAGCCACAGCACGGATGTCAACTACAAAGTCCACGTCGCGTATCTCGTGATCGTTCTCGGTAAAGTAACGGGTCAGCATGGTTTCTACTTCTTCTAGATCCAGCCCTTGCTTGAGCAAAGTGTGTATGTTGATGGTCTTCTGACGACCACCCATCAACTTTATTACTACCTTTTTAATACACTCTAACGGTACATCCGTTTTGTTTACTTCAGCAAGTATGTTTTCCCATTGATCTACAAAATCATCAATTAACGGCATTAGCTAAATCAGCCTTGGAAGGACGACCACGTTTCTTTTGAGGTTCGACTGGTTCAGACTCTGTAACTATGCTGGGTGCTTCTTTGGCCACTACACCTGGGTCCATGCGTTGTGCGTCTTTCTTCATGCGGGCAGCTTCAGCAATCATCTGTTTGGCTTCTTGTTCCATTTTCTTGGCCTGGAATACCATGTTGGCCGCAAGATCACGGTCACTCAACGCACCCGATTGTGTAGCTTGAAATGGAGCCTGCGCTGTAGACTGTTGTGCAACCTGCTCAGCTTTGAACTTAGCCTCAGCAGCACGCTTGACCTCAGGAGCAACCATGCCACGGCTGGCATCATTCTCGGCCATGCGCTTGATGGCATCTTCACCCTGCTTCATTTCGTTCAACATCTTGTTGAGCTCATCCAAGCGAATTGAGCTGGCCTGGTTAGGAGTCATAATGATGTCACTGGTACGAACTTTCTTGATCATGCGCTCTTGGTGCAGAGTTTCTAGGATCGGACGACCATCTGGCAAGTAGCTACGATGCAATGCATCGGCCAATTGTTCAGCCTGTTGACCTACATCGCTTTCGATAACCTTTTGAATAGCATCTTGCCATACCACCTGGATAGTTTCAGGGTAAATGATCAAACACATGTGGTCTTCGCCGGGTACCTGACGGAATAGAACGCAAACCTTGCGATCGCTGTGTTTTCCTACGTGTTTCATAAACGCCATATTATTCTCCTTGGGATGTTGTATCGGTATCAGTTGTTGCAGGTGTATCTGCCGTGCTAGCCAAATCGGCCTCTGCGGTATCTTGTTGCGCCTGTGCCTGTGCTACTATTTCGCCAAGGAATGCTGATAACTTGTCGTAGACAGCACCTACTTGGGTTAGTTCGGCACCACGGAATGCACCGCGTGTGCTGGCTAGATCTACGATGTTTTTAAGTGTATCGAGATCTGCAATTGTGATTTGTGTGGGTTGAGTATTGTTTTCCATGTAGGTATTTAATACAGATAACAACTGTTAATTTATTTTTGTAAAGAAAAACACCGCTAAATGGGGTGTTTTGGTAAAATTGATAGTTATTAGATCAGTTTAAAGTTAAGATAAGCCAGGCCCCAACAGAATGCAGTACCAATATAATCGCCATGAGCAAGATTGTGAAATCCAGCCAAGGTTAACCAACCCATTAGGAACCAATTGATTTCAGTTCTATAACGATAAAAAAATTGTTTAATTTGATTCATCTTCATCTCCATTTAAAATTTGCCCGACCATATCTAACATACAACTGTAGCAAGTGGGGCAAAATGCTACAGGTAATATTCCAAAGTGCCCTTGAATTCCACCTTCGTCATCGGCAAAATCACAGGCGCATACCGTACACTTGTGATCCGTGCCAACATGTTCTAGTCCTTCAATCATTGTTTTAGTATCTCCCACATTAGAGTTGGATCTGTTTTTGGCACAATTGCAATAGGTTCAATCCAACTGCGTTCGATACATTGTTGGATTATCCATCTATGTTCATTGGGGCAATCATCTCTAATTAAAATAGACGCACGGTTGGCTATTGAGATAGGTCCTTGTAACTGGAAGCTGGGATCACCTTTCCTAAGAGTTACAAATGGAGATTCAGCAGTGGTAAATGCCATTAGTGCCGACTTTCTTCTTCGTAGTAAGCATATTGACCAAATGGTGGAACAATCGTAGTAGTACCGTGCATGATAAACACAGTATCACAGTACTGTTCATCACCCCACGAACCATTGGGATAACCATCTGTAAACATGATATGACGCTTGGGTTCAATTTCATTATCTTTGAAGTATTGGAATACACAATCAAAGTCGGTACCACCACCTCCTGAAATTTCATAGTCCTTGATATCTTCCAAGTTCTCACTATCAAACTGACAAGGATTGTAAACTTCAGTATCAAAGGTCAGCACATGAATACGATAAGACGGAAACTGTTCCATGATACCGGCCACTTCGCTTAGGAAGTCCTTGAGCATGCGCTCACCAATTGATCCAGACGCATCGATGCTGACAGCAATATCAATCATAGGGTCCAGCTTCATACCGGGCATGACAGCGTCCATGTGCCAGCCTCTGCGACTGTTACGCATCCAGGTATAGTCGGACTTCATGGTTGACTCTAACTGCATACGAAGCAGTTCGCGCCAGTTCATCTTGGGTGCTGTCATGTCTTCAATAATGCGTTTTACACCCATGGGCAAGTTGCCGGCACCATCACTTGCCGCGGCAGCTGCTAAGACAGCTTCTTTGATCTCGTCACGGATCTTTTGCTTTTCTTCAGGACTAATTTTGGGACGACCCTTGCCATTTTTAGCATCATCGCCTTCTTTTTCGCCCGAACCACCACCTTCGCCATCCAGGTGCTCGTCCAACAGCTTGTCGATCAGCTGATTCATATCGATCTTTTCTGCGTTTTCGTACAGGATGTCGTAGATTTCTTCTGAGCTCATGCCTTCATACTTGGCATCATAAAGACACGGAACTGTGGTAATAAACTCGCCTACACGATGTTTTTTCAAGTCACCATTGACACAGTAGTCATTGGCAATGTTGAACAACTGTGGGTCACGATCACCACGACGTCCAAAGTGATCGTACACACAATGCAATACTTCATGCCCAAACAGGAACTCGATTTCTTTGGGTTTGAGCATGTCTACGAAACGGCTATTGTAGTAAAAATTACGCCCGTCGGTTGCGGCGGTAGGACACCAACCGTCGGCATTGACCAATTTCAACCGAGTGGCCAAGTTACCAAAGAAACTGGCACGGAGTAAGAGTCCCACACGGGCTGTGATTAATTTTTCGCGGACGTCACGATCCAGTTTAGGATCTGTAGGACCCAGCAAGTCCTTGAACTTGTCTGACTCTTTTTTGTTGGCTGTAGTGGCTGTGCTCATACCTGTCCTTATTATTAACTATACTACTATTATACAATAAATGCTTTTTCTGGTCAACCGTTAATTATATAGTGTAGGCTACCGTATGTTGACGGCCCCTACTTGAACTCTACTCATTATGACCCTGAGTCTGCCCAGGTTGGCGCATGGTTGTTTAACTCGAACTTCCACTAAAACGATTAGTTTGCGGGCTTGCACCCAAACTAACAAACCAGTCGCCGATCAGTCGCAACCACTTACTTAACATACTACTATTATAGCAAATGGGTCTTTTCTGGTCAACCGGTGCTAAATAAGGGTGTAGTTCGCGATACGGACATATCCAACTACTCTAACAGTTTATAAGGAACCATCAGCATGATTATTTACTATCTATACAAAAAGACCCATCAAAAGACAGGGTTAAAATATTTAGGTTATACCAAAAGAAATCCTTACACATATACAGGATCTGGCTCCTACTGGACGGCACATCTTAAAAAACACGGTTACGCTATCGATACTGAAATACTACTCGAAACCGACTCCAAAGATGAGATAAAAATAAAAGGTCAATATTACAGCACTTTATGGAATATTGTCAACGCAAAAGACAGCAATGGTAAGAAGGTATGGGCAAATCTTAAACCCGAAGCGGCTGATGGTGGAAGCATTCCTAGAACAACCCCTGTTCTTAAATCTGTAGGCAGGAAGATTAGTAAACAGTTAAAAGGTCGTATAAATGGTCCGCATACCGATGAGCGGAAGCAGAATATCGCCAAGTCCAAACTAGGCACTCACAAAGGAATGACCTACGAAGAGATTTATGGTAAAAAAGCTAAGGCTATACGCAAGGATAGATCGATAAAACTTAAAAAGTATATCAACGAGAATCCTGATATACGAGCTGGTAAAAATAATGGCAATGCTAAGTTCTACGAATTTATTAGCCCAAGTAAACAGTTATATTCTATCAATGGGTCAATAGTTCAGTTTTGTAAACAACATAGTCTTAATCTAACAGGCGTATATAAGTGTATTAACGGTCAGGTGGATAGTTATAAGGATTGGCAGATTAAGCGTTTAAATATTTCAATATAAAAAAACTCATAGCACTTTCAGAATACCAATCAAGGTGCACTTGGCTTTCGTAGTGATAACGATTATGGAATCCTTCAATTTTCATTATTTCCCAAGTGTCTTTGTCGTGCTCGGCCAAGCCCTTGTGATGACGCACAGTAAATCCTAGTTCTCGCCGGCATCGGGCCGAAATCAACATGGTGCTTGCGCCATGCTCATATCTCAGGCGATTGGCCAATGCATACCATTCATATGGGTTGTGAAATATGATCAGGTTTTGTTTTACAGTTATTTTCATTTATCAAATTTTAATACAAACATGGTATACTTTTTTTCATCCTGTATGCTATAATCTAAACATACATTCTCGCCGTCAAACTCCAATTGGATACCATATTGGTCCAGCACCCAGGCAAAGAAGTTGCGGTTGTGAGCGTCTCCTAGACTTTCAGGATAAAGTTTATTGTATTCGTTTCTGGCTCGTTGGATGCGTAGGAAGTGACGGGTATCACCACCTATGATGGTATCTAAGCGTGCGACTGTGTTTTGATAAAGCTCATCTTTCATACTTGATGGTTTTACTTTTCAATTTGATCATGGTGAACTCGTGTGGATCCACAGGTCTGTGTCCGTGCCAGGCTGGATGTACCTGATATACACCATTGGCATTTTCCAGCCAGGCACGCTTTGACTGAGATAAAAATTCGTCATGTATGTGAAATGGCATGTGACCATTGTCAGCAGGACTACAGTTGAACAAGCACCAATACTTCCAGTTCTCATTGAAGGCCTTTTCAGTTCTTTCGTCTAGTTCGTAATAGTAGTTCATCGACAATTCCAGGTCAATTTAAAAACAGTAGCATCTCGAGCATCCTCAAACCGAAATGCAAATCCTTCCGTGCTTTCCCAACCATGCACATGATAGCACGACTCACTGGGATACCGATCACACCAGTCGTACAGAGCCTGTGGGCGGAAGCGTTGCAAGCTCATGATTTCGTCCCAAGTGACCACACATTCAGTCCAATCAGGAGGAGGCCAAGCCATAAACTGTCTCACGAGTCTCGCAACCTATCAAACGCATCGCCGTATTCCCAAAAGCCACCACCGGGACTAGGCACATAACGACGCCAGACCCAGTCTCTACAATACCAACGACCGTTGATGATCTTGGGCCAAATAATAAAGTGTTTCTCCCAGCGGTCTTGTGCTCGGGGTGGATCCATTCCGGGTATAGGCATGCCATTACTTACCACACCCATTTCTTTTATAACAAGATCGTGTGCTTCTTTCCAATGGTCGTATTGTGTTTTCATCCCCACTTTAGCATGAACCAGGTGTAGTCCGCATCATTATCAAAAATATAATAGACTGTTCCGGAAGGACTTTTACTATCAACTCTGCATCGAAAAGCTTCGCGCCATCGTTGACCATACTGTCTAGGCAACTCCAAATGCTCAACCGGTAATGTGCGCCTGGCATTCCAGTAGGTTGTATTGAATGCATCATCTAGCACGTTGACTCTGATCATGACCACCTCAACATAAACATGAGATGATCCTGCTTGTTAACAAACTCAAATACACCTTCGCCAAGAAACCACCATCCACGGTCACCAAACTGTTGCTGACACCAGACAATACAAGGCGACCATCCTTGGTAAGTGGACATTTTAGGAGCCGTAACACCGGCTACGTATCTATTGTGCATCTCGTTCATGCCCACCTCAACAGGAACATCATGCGTTCACGAGGATGGCTAAAGTTCAACAAAGATCCAAAATGATGATTTATGCCTCTGGGCATGTGTTCCGCCATCCAGTCATATATCTGGGTCTGATTGGCCTGCCACCAGTCGTGATCCATGATGATCAAGCTGGGTTGCATGGCATCGCCGGTTAGTTCAAAGCGACTACCACTTTTAAGATTGGCCGCAGGATGTTTATGATTCATTGTGGGTCTCCCCATTTGATTTTAAACCACGTCAGCTCTTCGTCTCCTCGTAGATATACAATGCTACCACCTAATCTAATGTTAAATCCCCAATGGGGATTATTTACAGTATCTCGATCAATATGTTCTGCCAAGCCGTAGGTGTGCGACAACCATTTTCTTACAGTATCAAACTCGATCATTCGGGCGATCCTGATAAAATATTTAAAATGTTCGGGGTCAGCAGTTTCGAGTACAGTATAGTTCATATGATAGGTAGGAGGGCAGTGCAAGCACAGCCCTGTGTAAAATCCACACCACCCTCCTGTTAGACCTTAGTTACTGGCGTTTAGGATATACTTGCCGTAACGATTGTGGAACTCATCAAAGTTTTTCAACTTGGTTGGCTGGAACGGTAAGTTGTATGTGGTAAGCGCAATTCTAGCACCCATCACAACCAACTCAGTTTCAAAGTTCTTCATCATGTAAGCAAAGAAGTTATCGGCCATGGCGTGAAACTCTTTGTCAGCTACCTTTTTCTCAATAGCACCTTTGAGCTCGTAGCACATGGAAATTACCAGGCTATACATGGCTGATACTTCTTTGACTTCCAGCTCTTTTTCCTTGCCTGACAAGATGTCTTCAGGTTTAGGCATGCGACCTGCTACCTTACGGTGTGCCATAAATTTCACAGCCAATCCTTCGCCCACAGTACCTGCTACCAGGTTCATGATGGTATCGTCATCACCATCTTCGTCTTCCAACAATTCTGAAACGAATGTCCATGAGCGTGGTGTAGCAAAAGCACGGCTAGCACTTTTGGCATCAAAGTCATAAAGATCCTGCTTGGCAAAACTCAAGTAACCAACCACATCCTTGTGGATGTTATGGTTGACCGCCCACTCCTGCCAAGCAGTGAAGTCACACTTCATTTCCTGGTGAATAAATCGATTCGCCAAGGGTGTGGGCATGCGATATGTAACACCTTTGTCACTTTCTCTATTGCCTGCGGCCACCACAACCACATTGTCAGGCAAGTGATATTTGCCCACACGGCGATTCAAAATCAACTGATAAGCCGCGGCCTGTACCGATGGTGCGGCACTATTCATTTCGTCCAAAAATAACACCACAACCGGATAGTCCTTGGCCAATTCTTCACTGGGCAAGTCCACTGGTTCAGCCCAGTCCATCTTGCCTGAATCTTTGTTATAAAACGGAATACCACGAATATCTGTGGGCTCCATCTGACCCAAACGCAGGTCGATCATGTGACCTCCCAGTTCCTCGGTAATTTCGGCTACCAATTCTGACTTGCCAATTCCAGGAGGACCCCAAAGGAATACCGGGCGTTGTTTACGGAATGCTTTGAGAAGGCTCTTGCGAGCCTGTATTGAAGTTACTGTTCTTGTTTCTGACATAAGGGCTGTGTCCTATAAATTTTGATCAAAATTAACTACTAAACTACATTATACTACAAAACGCTTTCGAGGTCAACTGACATGGCCTGTTCAAATCCAACAGTTTCAAGAATAATGTCACGGACACATTCCCGGTCAACCGAATCACCACAGAATTCACTACCTGTGGCATAAAGACGACACTTGTAAAGCTGAGTGGCCAGATTGATTTGCGTGGCTGTAAAGCCGTAGTTGTAGATACCATCGAGGCCGTAAAACTCAAGCATATAACTAGTAAAGTCCATTTTTGCTCCTGATGTTTAACTATACCACTATTATAGCAAAAAGGCGATTTTGGGTCAACCAGATTATGGTCTGGTCATCCCTATTTCAGAAATGGTTATTTTTGGATGCAAAATGCAATAAACAATTAGATCAGCAATGTCTGCTGTAGGTAATTTTTCTTTTTGTATGTGTTGAGTGCGTTGAGTGTCTATGCGAGGTATTTTAACCAGCATAACTTTTGGTAGATCAGCTCGATTGTTAAAAAATTCGCAAGCATCATCAAGAGCCTTTTTATGATTACGATACATTAGGTCTAAATGATGATCCTTGACCCAAAGCATGGTAATTTTGCTACCAATATTGACAATCAGTCGATCTTGATCAGACCATGCGGCATGTAACTTATACAATAGTTTTGTTTGAGAATATTCATGCATGGCATTGTTAACAAATACATCGCAGTCGACAACCTTAGCCACAATACGATCCAATGTGCTATCGTCACTGATATCATATCCATTGGTGCGACTAAATCCAACTACGGTATGTCCCAAATCGGTTAACTGTTGAGCAATGGCTCGACCAACTCCTTGAGTATGTCCGGTTATTGCTATTTTCATTTTATTTCCTTGTCGAGTTGTGCGTAATTATTCTAAATAATAAGCAGGTGACACACACATTTTTAAACCACCGTAGATGTTATCGGGCTTATTCCACCAGTATTGAGCAACCGTGGACAATTTTTGTATCAAATATTTTGTAGCCAATCCCAACTCTAGATCATTATTGAACACATTTTCACGCCAGCTTGTTATTCGTGATGTTGGTTTTCCTATGCTGAAAAGTGCTTGCGGATCATAATTGTCGTATATGAGCCAGTTTACCAATTCCAACGGAGTAAATGCCTGTAAATGCTTGAGATTGTCTGGCAAGTTGAGAGTTCCACCGTGTTCGTTGATATAGGATTTAACTTGACCGGCATAGGTGTTTGTAATGTTGTAAGTAGCACCGTCGCCGTTATCCACAAAGTTATGAAATTGTTTGAAAAAATTCTTTAAGATGTGGCCCTGCTTGCAAACGATGTCGACAGAAGTTGGATCCCAATAAAATAATTCATCGTGTTCATTCGGGTGGTTGATTATCTGCGTTCTGGGTCTTACACACCCATCGACCATGTCCATGAATTTTAAACAGTATTTTCCGTTTTCATAATACATTCTGGGTTTATCACTACCCCATACAAACACCATTTTTTTGTCTGATTCTCTTAGTTGTTGGTAATCTGGCTCGGTTTCTCTCACATAGCTGATTGAGAATTGTAGAGCGCCCATGTGCAGATTGCCATAGTAGGCTCGATCTAATAACAGTTTTGGATCCTTAAGCAAATCAAATACGCGATCACTTTGATCTAAATCTCTATGCTTGAACTCAATGCCGCGATCTTGTAACAGTTTTATTTTAGGCCATGCCACATGGATCAATTCTGATACATCTGGGCTAGTGGGGTCATTGTGAGATTTATAAATGTTAAAAGTCATTATTTCGTCGATCTTGATATTGTTCTCGACGAAGGTATCTATAATGTTGCCACTGTCAATTCCGCCACTGTAAGGTATTACTAGATAGTCGTAGGCATCGCGTATTTGTTGTGCTCGACGAGCATATAATTTTTTTAAACTTTCTGTTGGTTCACGAGTCCAGTCGTAAGTGCCAAAAAATTCTTCGTTGAAATTCCAGTGGGGATGTATGCCTGTTTGTTTTTGCAGATCAATAGCTTCAATTTTGCTATAGGTTCGTCGATCACCTACTTGATAAAACCCAAATTTATCTTTGTTTTTCAGCATGGTCATTGAGCTATAGGATATTTGCTTACTCTGGCTCTTTCCTCCACAATGTATTTCATGATCCATTTTTGGTCGTTGTTGAAATCAGTTCTGTATCCAAGTGATTCTTGCAATTCTTTGATTTCAGGTGAATTTACAGCCCGCCACAATTCTCGTTTCAAATAGGCAGATCGTTTTGGATCTATGTTGGGTTTCAATACCAAACTGTTGTAAGCACTAAATCCAATGACTCCGGTGCGTTGAGGCACAGACAAAAATTCAATTCCATCCAAGACAAAATCATGTTTGCCGGTAGTGCCTACTATTTTGAGCTTGCCGGACTTGACCAAAGACATCACAGCAGGACTATTGCCTGTAATAGTCAAATCGATATCTCGGGCCAACAGGGCTTGCACAGTTTCAGTCAATCCCTTATAAGGCACTATTTCCATGTCCAACTGTTTTTCCTTGGCTAGCACTATGGCATTTTGATTCCAGGATGTAGCGTATCCGCCTACAAACTTGGGCATTTTGGTTAACAGATCATTGGGACCTTTGATATTTGTGTCGGGCCTGGTCAACCATACACCTGACTGTGTGCCAAGATATATGATGCGGTCAAAATCTGCATCACTGTAAGGCAGATTTCCCTTCAGCACCGGTTCAAAAACATCAATAGTTCCGCTGGATAACAATACATCAATTTGATTGTTATTTTTCCACGTCATGACGCCAATCAAGCCTTGAGCACCTGGCATGTTCTCTACAACCAAAGTGTCGCCGGCATTGCGATTAAATACTTCTGAAATTTTTCTGGTCAAAAGATCAGACCCTAGCCCCACTGCAAATGGGACAACAACTCTATACTCGGTAGCGTATGCCGCAACCATAAACATGGTCAGTAACACAGCAGATATTAATTTAGTTATACTCTTCATAGTTGTTTTCGGTTTCAAATTTGTTAAACACGTCTTCTTGAAAACTAACGTGTAGGGCTATTCGCTCGCCAATGGTATTGGTTACCTGATGCAAGACTCTAACATCTATATAGACCCAGGTTTTCAAAGGCATACAAACTTGATCTATCTCCGTTAATTTGTTTTCATTCAGTGAGCGATAAGAACTACTCATTGCTCTAACAACAGGCTGATTCTGTTCCTGAAACCAACGAGTCCATTGATCAGTGTTGGATTGTTGTATCACATACAGTAACGCAAATTTTCTCACGCCATCAACATGAACCAAAGTTGACTGAGAAGTTTGATAAGTAGAATCCTTGGGTCTAACACTGGTAGATATTCCGGTGTCGCTGAATCGGTTTGAGATGTATTGTTTTACCCATTGCTCCCACTCGTTGCCGATCTTGTATCTAGGATTCATTCTGGCAAAAACAGTTTGTCCATTGGAATCGGTATAAGTTTTTGGCACCAATGGATTAAGATGCATGAGATTTTGTTGGTTACTGAGATTCAGCATCTGTTCAAAATGTTGATCATAATTTTTGGCTACCTCCAGTGCCTGAACCAAAAAATGTTCCGGCACTGGGGGCAAATGATCCATGATAAAATGGCATTTGGTCATGTTTTTTTGATTTAGAAAACGTGCTTCATGCCCAGCGCATATTGATTTTTGCTGGATCCAGCGCCGGCCAATACCTGTTGATTGCCAGAACTTTCTGTGCTACCAAAGATTGCATAAAGATTAGTGCGCTTGCTTAACCAATAATTGGCACCTAGATTGTAGCCAACAAAGTTGATTTGACTGGTAGTGCTGGCCGGTTGATATTGTCCTTGACCAATGCTTGCCCAGGCCTCAACTGTGGGGGTAATAAATCCGCGAACACCAACCTGCTCAGCTGATCGATTGAGATATACACTGCTGTTGTAAGTGCTTGTAATTTTACGATTGATCCATTGTAGATAGGCTTTTAATACACCAAAATCATAGGTTGCAGCAAGATATTGATTGGTGTCAATACCAGATACTATGGTTCCGTTAGAGATTGATGTAATGCTGAACGGAGTGCCTGTGGTCTGTTGTTTGAAACTCTGCACAGCACCATACAGTGACAACTTGTCATAGATATAATCAACACCGATACCATAGCCGCTGTTGTTGTTAGTTCCGCCTGTGCTTGCGCCAGTTTGTGTGGTATTGGTGTTGTTTAGAGCCCATACACCTTGCACTGCAAGTCCGTTGAATCTGTCGGACATAAATGATACAGCATTGTTGGCCCGTACGACGTAACCAAAGTTGGTTTCTGCGCCGTCGATTGTGGTAGCAGTGCTAGTGCCAGCACCGCCGCCGGTGCCAGCAGCATAAATTGCATCACCGACCAGTTGATTTTTTCCACCCGCATCACTCTGCCCCACTAGATTGTCAATTGGGGTGTATTGACGACCAAAAGCAAAGCTACCAATGCCTTTTTGCTTTAACCCCACAAATGACTGACGATTGAACAGGCCAGAATTGGCGCTACCGGACACGTTTGCCTCTTCAGGCCACAATTGCCATTCTACAGTAAAAATAGTCGACAGTCCGCCGCCCAAATCTTCATTGCCTTTGAAACCCAAACGACTTGGAGTTTGACCGTTTTGAGTAAATGCATTGGTCTGTGTTTTGGTCGCAGGCGAATTAGCGGTGCTGGTCAAAGTTTGATTACCGCCAATGTAGGCCATGTCCAATATGCCATAGACCGTTACGTTGCTTTGGGCATAGCTGGTAGATACACCCGCTGCTAATAAAAGTAATGCTAATAATTTTTTCATTGATTTTCCTTAAAAATAACAACAACAATCGATGCGTTTGATTGTAATAAAATAGTTTTTTTGTGCTGGTAGAAGAACTCTACTTACGGTAGGCGTTCTGTAGTATAGTCTACAGTAAAGACATCTGCATGTCAAGCGTCTTTGGAAAATCCGACGTCGGAAGAACCCGGCGTTGCAGGATTTATTTAGTAATGATTTTTAATAACGTATTTTTTGTCGATTTATCAAGTCTGTGGACGTATTAAAAAACTAAAATTAGCAGGGTCAATGTCCACAGTTAAATTTAATCTTGGCCCAGAATTGTTTTCTACTGCATGTAGCACATGCCCGTTGAATAAAATCCATTGTTTCACTGGAAATTGTACTCGCTCCAGTTCGATCAAGTCGTCGTGACTGTCAACAATTCGGTCAGGATCTTCTGGATCCTGTATACTGTGGACCACAGGTCTACCTGGTTTCATATAAAACACCGTCTCGGCAGTTTCGTCACCTTGATCAATTAAATAATACAGTCGCACCTTTCCAGGATAATCCAAGTGTGCTCCGTGGGTATCACTAGTCCCTGTGCTTATTCTAGCTGATGTGTCATAGAAATTAGGGAAGATATTCTTGCGACACCATTGTTCCCACTCATTGCTCATTTTTCCATATTGTTGTATTCTTGAAGTTACTAATTTTCCATCTTTAATAACCTGACGATTAAAATAGTATTCATTATGGACCCCCATGGATATGAGAATGTTTTGATCAATTGATCTTGGGCAGGCCACTGTGCGTGCTAGTTGAATAAATTTTTCTGGAACCGTTGGTAAATGCGGCATAGGCATCCAGGTAAACAATGGTGGTAATCTAGAAGCATCCATTTAGAATAGATAGGCCTATACTTAACGACCTCGCCCAGCACTTCTTGTTGGTGGCTTTTTGACAGGCCCGGCTGAAGGCTTAACTTTAACTTTCTTTTCTACAGCAGTGCCAGCATCACTGCCGTCTACATGAGTTCGGCCTTGCTTTTTAGCAAGTGCCTGGGCTAATGTTTCTGACATTTTTGACATACGTTCTTCCTCTCGTTTAGCATGAATACGATCTATTAATTCTAATAGTTCTCGTTTGGTAAGTGTCTTACCCCAGCCGGTGTCCCTAGCAACAGGTGCCATAGGGCGACTGACGGGTCTTCCAGGATCTATATTTTTCTTTACTACCATTATTACAACTTTCTACCTTTAATGTATCCTTGTTGTAAGTATGTATGCCCCTTGACAGAATCGAACTGCCATATCAAGATTACAAATCTAGCGTAATGCCTTTATACGAAAGGGGCCCGGAAACTTTAGTATTTGATTTCTTATTCGGCTGTTGCTTTGGCAACCGCTACCACAGGTGCTTGATAGCCAGGACGACTTTTCAATACTGAGATACGACGTTGAATTTTAGCCTGATTCTTCTTGCGAGCTGAGCTCAACAACTTTTCCAACTGTACAATGTTCAATGGACCCAAACGTTCTCGACCGTTTTTGGTCCGCATTGGATCTGCTTTACGTGTTTTTTGATTTGTTCCTTTGGTTGCCATGTGATTCTCCTTGTGCAGATACTTATTCTGTCACAATCATCTAAAAAACTTTCTTACAATCCAACGAATCCAAACGTAGCGTATGGTACGACCATCAGGAACAAAGTCTACAAAACTGAATGCATTGGGTATGTCACGTGGTGCATTGCTGTAGACTCGATCAATGGTATCCTTTTGTGACATACCCGATTCCTTTATTTGTTCAGGATTTGATTCTGACGAAATGCCTTGACCTTTTCGTGTGCTGACTTTCGAGCAACCATAATACTACGACTGGCTTCGGCACGTTTCTCTGTCTTGCTCCATTGTCCTGCTAGAGTTCTACTCAGTTCACTTGCTGTTTGTTGTGGTTTTGCCATGATTTTTTCCTTTGTTGTGAACTACTATTTTAACATCATACTGATTGACTGTCTACCCATTTGGTTTCCTGTTCAAATACCTTGTAATAGTCAGTTCCGCGAATTTCGTCTAAGACAGAAATATAATCAACATATTGTTTATGTAGAACTGGATTGTATTTACAAGTGTCAATCAACCCAAGTACCTGTGGTCTAAGACCGTCGTCCCATAGATATCTGGCAGTTGTTGCCCAGGTCTTGAACTTGGATATATCTTCGGGCGGAACAGAGTTGATGGTCAATCGATCATCGCCTTGTACCGAAGTCAATTGTAACGCAAGTTTATAGGTTGCACAAAATTCTACCAGGTCTGGCAAAGAATATATACTGGTATGTTGAAAAGTATGATTTACCGATATATGTGCATTGGGCAATTGTGTTTTGATTTTTATGAAATTTTCTAAGATGTCGTTCCAGTTGCTGGGAAAACGTAAATAGTCATTCATTGGTCCTACACCTTCTAAACTAACATGAATTATTAATCTTTTAAATGGTATAAGACTATTGATAAGTTTATCGCTTACCTTGGTAAGATTGGTATTAAATGATAATATCACCGTATCTTTTTTTGGTAGGAGTCGATCAATGATTTTTAAAATCTCAGGAATAATAAATGGTTCTCCGCCGGTAATATTGACACGTCGAGCATCTTTAAATAATTTTGTGCTGAATTCCAAAAACTCAGTACTTTCCCAATAGTGGTCGTGCTGTATGTTTTCTGTTGCAATATTTATAGATTGAAATTTTTTTGAATTTTGTGATCGTTCTGCGGATATGCTGGAACTGGCGTGCGGGTTACACATAATGCATTTCAAATTACAAAAATTCCCTAGCCGAAGCTCTACATCGTATATGGGATTGTCTGTACTAATTTCGGAACTAGCATCGGGAAGATACCATTCATTAAATGATTGTCGTAAAGATTTCCACCCGGCACTTTCTTCCGCCCAGCATTTTTTACAACCTGGGTGTGATACACCTGCTGCAGCATCTTGATGCAGATAGCGTTGGACGGTATTTTGATATTTGTCAAACTCAGTGAATTTAATTGGATCGATTCTGATATCGCGTTTGTATTGACAGCAAGGTTCAATGGATCCGTCAGGATTTACACTGATGCTGTTGTAGGTTGCTACACAATTAACTGAGTTGTCAACGGTCATACTTGAATTTTTTATCGTACTTTGGCCAAATAGTCAGCCAGGTTAACTTGACCGGATTGTACTTCCATGAGGGCATCCACGCAGGTTACATAACGGGCGGTATTTTCTCTGTGTACTCGTTTGAGTTCACGTAGGCGTTGTGCGCCAATCAAGACCATGTCATAACGTCCACCTCCGGCCTGACGTACACACTGTTCCATATCAATTTCTGGTCCACGACTTGCAATTCTTGATTTCATGATTTCTCCTGTAAAAACTTATTATACTACAAAAGACTACTATTGTCAATGACTTGGCGCTCCCAGCCGGATTCGAACCGGCGTACCCGCCGTGAAAGGGCGGTGTCCTAGGCCTCTAGACGATGGGAGCCCGTGTGGCGGAGAGCTAGGGATTCGAACCCCAGATGGACTGTTTAGATCCATGCCCGCTTAGTAGGCGGGTGCCTTCGACCGCTCGGCCAGCTCTCCTTACTACTGGTGGACCTGATCAGGATCGAACTGACTACCTCTGCAATGCCATTGCAGCGCTCTCCCAGATGAGCTACAGGCCCTTGGAGCAACGGGCTGGATTTGAACCAGCGGCTTTCGGGATTTGCAGTCCCGTGCATTGGGCCACTCTGCCACCGTTGCATATTACTCATGGTGAAGACCACTGTTGCATGTTTAATAGGCGTGTCGTAGATTAAGCGTTTAAGGCCATTCTTTCGAACTCTACCACCGCCTACCCTCAATTACACCTTTCAGACTGCATTCAGCCAGCAGTCATCTCCAGATCTTGGATGGACACCTCGAGGGTGGTTATCTTCCTCAACAGTTAGGATTGCTTAATCTTTCGCACACAATCTTCACAATGAGTAATACTATTATACACTTGTTTCTACTGTTTGTCAAACTTGGCGCCGGTCCAGGGAATCGAACCCCGATTTGCGGTTTTGGAGACCGATGTAATGCCATTATACCAGACCGACACAACTTGGAGCGGGATATCGGAATCGAACCGATGACGAAAGATTGGAAATCTTTAGTTTTGCCCCTAAACTAATCCCGCATGTCAGTGATAGTTATTTGTGTGTCAGGAAACTATCAAACCCCGTGAGCGCAGCCCATCCTGTTTTCGCGTCAGCGGAGGCGG